ACAGATCCTATTGAGACTTTTGATTTGTCTGGTTTCTGCACATCTAAAGAACAAGCACAATATTTTGCTTATTTTGCTATTAGATCAAGACGTTTAATTGATCATGGTCTTACTTTTCAAACAGCTCCTCAATATGTGCAAGGTTTAGCTCCAGGTGACTATTTTAGATTAGTTAGTGAAGTTAGTCATACTTCAAGGTTTAGAAATGGTGCAAAGTTAGATGATGGAACAATTGTTAGTAAAGATGATGTAGCTGGTTCTGAATCTGTTTACTATTGGGAACCAGGAACAGAAGGTGTTAAATTTTCAACTCTTTCACAAGCTCCAAATGGTGTGTTGTTTACTGTGAAAAATATAACCACAGAAAACAAGGTTTATAAATGTGAGAGCATCTCTTATGGTGAAGACGGTTTATTAGAAGTAGCTGGTAGTTATGTTCCTATTGAGACTGATGCTGCCACAAAAGGTCAGCTTAAAGTTATGCAAAACTGGGGTTTAAAAGGAACCGATGGTGAGTATGACGCTTCAAATTTTATTGTTTCTGAAAATCAATGACAAGCCCTAAGCCATTCCCAAGTATTAAACCAACTTCCAGAAGTTACAACCCTGGAAATTATCCAAGTACAAACTTTGAATCATTGGATGGTACAAAAACACATATTCGCTATGGAAATAAAAGAGTTAACGCAACATTAACTTTGGGTTTTTCTAATATTACAGACAGTCAAGCAGGTGAAATTCTTGCTCATTATGATGATGTCAATTCCGATTGGGATTATGTAGCGTTCGGCTCTGCCAATGGAACAGCAGGAATTGTAGACCCAGATTCAGGACACTTTTTAAGAAAAGAAATTGAAGGAGATGACGGTACAGGAAGAACAAGATTAGGACTAAAATGGCGTTATTCTGGGCCTCCTTCTGTTACAAGTACCTTTAAAGGTATGAGCAATGTGAGCTGTAGTTTTGTTGCTTGCCTAGATGCCCCTTAGAATAAACACAACGTTTTGATTTTTTAGGTCGTGGCTTTTTATAGCGGAAAAGACGGACAGCTTTTAATTGCAGGTTCTAAGGCTGCAAAAGTTCAGTCTTGGTCTTATTCAAGTTCACAAGCTGTTCTTGAAACAACTTCTTTAGAAGACACAGATAGAACCATTGTTCCTGGTGTTAGAAGCTATAGCGGCAGTGCAAGGTTGTTCTACTATCAAACAGCTAATAACACGACTGGAGATGTAACAACCCTCTTAAGGAAAAGTATTAAGGCTGTTACAAGTACAAATGCAGGGGAAGAAGGAAAAGCTGCTGATGCAGATGCTCCTTTTGCTTTAAAATTAAATATTTATGATGATGGGACAAATAGCAGATCTATCACATTCAATATCTATGTAACAGGTGTTTCTATGAATAGTGCTGTTGGTGAAGTTTTAAGTGCTGACATTAGTTGGGAAGCTAACGGAGCACCTACAGAAGTCACAATGTAAATCATGGGTGTTTATTTTGGTCAATCGGGTGAAATAGCCCTAAAGAGAGATGCACTGCAATCTGACTTGAGGACACAGTTAGATCCTTTTGATGTAAACACCTCAACGAAGAGATTTAGTGTTGACCATAGTTCTGGTTCGTTAATTAGTGGAGATGAAGTAGAAATAGAAACGGCTGATGGGTCAACTCTTGAACTTGTTAATGGTCATAGTTATCCAGATGGAAAGTGGTTTATCAATGTTGACCCTATGGGTGGGATTCGTTTGTATGACACATTCCCTAAAGCAATAGAAGGATTACAATCAAATGCTTTAACTCTTGTTACTCCTAGTGCTGCGAAAAATATTTTAATTCGTACAAGAAATGAAAGGTTTAGGCACGTTGCCAATGTTCGAGATTTTGAGATGACAACGAGTAGGGAGCAAGTTGATTTAACAAATCTTGGAGATGAATTTAGAAATCAATATGAAGCTGGTTTAATTAGCGGTCAAGGAACAATGAGCTGCATTTGGGAGCATAGTTATGACACAGGAGATAGAAAGAATGAATATGGCAGCGATCCAGAATTTCCTTTTTATCTTGCTCAATTAATTGTTAGGACACAGCAAGGATCAGACTTTGATGGATTGTTCTATCTCTACCGTGATCCAAATAACTCTGCTAAAAACGTTTATTACGAAGCAAATTGCATCATCACAAATGTTGCTGTAAGTGTTACTCCTGCGGAAGTTATTGAGACTAGAGTTGAATTTATAACAAATGGAGTTATTCGATTAAAGACTGGTGACACTGCTGGTTATCTATTACAGGAAAATGCAGATAAGGTTCTTCAAGAAGATGAAAGTCCCATATTGCTCGAACAGGTTTAAACTATTGCTAATGGTTTTTAGTTAGTAGTCAATGGCTGATCTACAGATAAGCAATCTGCCTGCCTTAGCAGAAGCAGGTATTCAAGCAACTGATGTATTAGCCCTAGCGGATCTCAGTGCTACCGAGACGAAAAAGGTCACTGTTAAAGACTTGGTTGCAGCAGCAGCACAGTTTTTAGATGCAGGAGATATTCCAGCAGCAAAAGTAGGTTCAGGTATATCGGCGGGAAGTTTAGCGGATGGATCTGTTGCAAATGTAAAACTAGCTAACGATAGTGTTTCTTTTGGTGGTGTTTCTGTTGATTTAGGAGCTGCTGATGCTACACCTGCCTTTGATCTTTCTGATGCAACAGCTTATCCAACATCTGCTTTAGTTGGAACAATTACAAATGCTCAGTTAGCAGGTTCAATAGCAAATGCTAAATTAGCAAATTCTTCTGTAAGTTTAGGAGGTATCACTGTTGCTTTAGGAGCTTCAGATGCTACTCCTGCTTTTGATTTAACAGACGCTACAAGTTATAAAACTACTAATTTAGTTGGCACAATAACAAATGCACAATTAGCGGGATCTATTGATGTCTCTAAGCTTGTAGGGTCTAATGTTAACTTTGGAGGAGTAACAGTAGCACTTGGAGCGTCTGATACTACACCAGCTTTTAACTTAAGTGATGCAACAAATTACCCTACTTCAGCATTAGTTGGAACGATCACTAATGCACAATTAGCAGGAAGTATTGCGAATACAAAATTAGTAGCAAATAGCATAACAGCGAATGAATTAGCAGCAAACTCTGTAACAGATTCGGAACTTGCAAATTTATCTGTAGCAACAGGATCTGTTCAAGATGGAGCAATTACAAACGATAAGGTTGAGACTTCAACTTCTGCAACAACAGGTTTAGACGGTGCAACGAAGATAAGGGACGCAACTATTACACCAGCAAAATTAAATACTTCTAACCTGGATCGTTCCATCAATGTTGCTAGTGGAAATCTTGGAATAAACAATGCCGTTACTGCCGCTACTCGCTCAGGAATCTCATATAACGCTCAAGGATTGATTACTGGAACTGTTGCTCTTGCTGCTGCTGATCTTCCTGTCGCAACTTCTAGTGCAGTTGGCGGTGTTTCTGTTGGAACTGGGTTAAGTGTTAATGGATCAGGTGTTTTATCTCTATCAAATAGCGTAACTGGTGCAACTGTTTCTGGGATCACATTTTCAAATACTGGTCAAATTACAGCAGCAACAGCATTAGTAGCTGGTGATCTTCCTGTCGCAACAACCAGTGCTAAAGGTGCGGTTCAGATAACATCTGGAGGAGGCTTAACTGTTGATGGATCAGGAAATTTAACAACTTCAACGAGTGGAATTAGTGCTGGAACGTATCAATCAATCACTGTAAATAATAAAGGTGTCGCAACAGCAGGTGCAGCATTAACGGCTGCTTTGGTTCCTGATCTTGCTGCAAGCAAAATAACAAGTGGAAGTTTTGATGCTGCGAGAATTGCAAATGATTCAATTGATGGAACAAAACTAAGCAATGCTTCTACAGCAGTCTTTCAATCTATAGCTCAAAGTGGTTATCCAACGGCTCAGTTCTCAGGACAAATTCTTTTTGATACTGTCTCTGAGGATGCCTTCATCTGGGATGGCAACGCTTGGCAAGCAATAACAACACTGACAAAAGGAAGTCTTGTCTTTGGTGGAACCTACAACGCAACCACAAGTCAGATGGTGGCGACGACCTCTGCTGGGATTGCGGCTGGTTTGGCAGTTGGATCTAACTTGCCTACACCTAGTGCTACCACTGATGGTGTTTATGTTGTAGTAGCAACTTCTGGAACTCCATCTTCTCCAGCTCCAGCAATCGCTTTTGCTCCTCCTGATTACATTTTAGGCGTTACAAATAGTGCTGGATCGTCATGGAATGAGGTTGACCTTTCACAGACAGTTGCAGGTCAGGTTGCAAGCAATATTACTTTCACACCTTATGGGCAAATTAGTTCAACTAATGTTCAAGATGCAATTCAAGAATTAGAGACAGAGAAGTTAGCACTTTCAGGTG